TGCCAGCCCGTGGCGCGGGTGCTGCCCCGTCGGCGTTGCCTATGTAATCTCGAGCACCAGCAACACCCGGCTTGGCTTTAGCAACGCTCATTGGTCAGGCTGTTGGGTTTTGCTTTTAAGGCCGTTAGACGCGACGAGGCCGCTAAGGGTGCCAGTAAGAAATACAAGCAACGTGCTAAGTAGGTCAATTAGTTGTGCGTCTGTTGGTGCCTGTTCCATTGGTTGGTCTACAAACAACACGCCATAAATAAACGCAATTACCGTAAAAGTAAAGCAAATTGCCATTAGACGGCCCACAAAAACTATTAGTGCCGCGTGTTGTTGTTCAGGGGTTTTCATTATCGCAACTCGCTTTCGTAAAACATTTATATTCGACATTTGTTTTAGAAATTGTGCAGCCACTACAGCCCCAAGCCACTACTGCTACAAGTATGGTGCAGCCAATTAGGTAACGCCATGCCATTACGCCTCAGATTGGTTAGCAACTTGGCGTTGTATAAACGCTTCGTATTCCTCAGGCGTCATTGGTCTAACAACGCCGTCTATTTGTGTGTGTACCTCGTCGCGTGGGTACATTTCTACGGCTTCTTGGTATGTCATGTTATGCCTTAACTGTTTTGATATCCGTAAACGCGAATAGTTCCGCCCGTTAATGTTCCTGCACCCGGTATTAAAGTAAAGCCTGTGTAGGCGGTTGCTACTCGATGTTCTTGTTGCATAGTTCCAAAGTTGTCTGCGTTTTGGTATGCGCCGTTAATTATTTTTGTGTAAGCCGCAAGGTTAGGGCCGAACACTTGACACGAAACATGGCAAGCCTGACCCGCTGCACCACCGCCAACATGCTGTGCGCTTGCTGTGTTGTTTTGTCCCGAACCTGTAACTGTGCCAGCAAGGTTGGCAAAAACTAATGCGCCGTAATAGCCGGTAGTTGATGCGCCCAACTGTAAAGCAACTGAACCGCTAGCAGAAATTGTGCCACCGATCATGGTGATTAGATAGTTGTCGTATGTGCTGCTAAATGTGTCTGTTACTGCAACAGATGCGACTGCGCTGCCGACTGTTTGTGTTTTAATAAGTGTTAGACCATTTGGAAAAGTTACCCAAGCCGAACCGTTGTAGGTTTGGTAGGTGGAAGTGGCTTCGATGTAACACGTTTGGCCCTGTGCCAAAGTCTTTTCGCCCGTGCCACCAAAAGCCGCGTCGCGCGTAACCGTAGTAGCAAAAACGGGTATTCCGCTATTCGTAATATTTAAATTAGCAGCGGTCAATACCTCGCCGCTTGCGTACACCGGTACTGAGGTTGTTGCATTAGCGCCCATGGGTTTACTTTATCCTAAAACGGGTTGAGGGTCGGTTATTCCAATAATCCCGTAAATCGCGTCATTCAAAATAAATTCGTACACAATCGTTGTAGGGCTGGTACTTATTAGGACGCTATGCCCGGTGGCAAAATTTAGGCGGTGTTCTATGCCCTCTATGGCCAGCTCTTGCGCTAGCTCGCTGGTTGTCAGGCCTGTGGTAAAAGTCTTTTCTATGGTGATTGTGTCGCCAATCTCAAGGGTGGCTACCGTGTCGCGTTGGCTGTTGGTTAGCAAAGTAAACGACGTTTCTACGGACGTGTAGCGGGCCTCGGGTTGGCCGTTTAGTAGGTAGCTCGCGGCGGTGGATATTGACCCGGCTTCGTGTAGCAAACTATTGCCAATGTTGGTTGTTTGTATAAAGTACGTGGCTATTGACGCGGTATCGGTTGCGGTGGCGGTTGTGTCGTTTAGTCCTGTAACTACGGTGCGATTTATTACTTGGTCGGCTTCAAACGATATTCCTACGCCCGTGTACTTCAGAGTCCCGGCGGCGTTGTCGTCGTGGAAGTCGGCAGAGCTGCCCGCCAACGTGTTGCCAATACGGTTTTGGAAAGTTAGAACGCCCGCGCGAGACATAAACAAGCGTCCAAATTCGGCGGTGTCGTTTATTTGCGTTAGGTAGTTAAGTACGTTTGTACCGGCTGGCACGGTGTAAGCGGCGTCGTGGCCGAGGTTTACGGTGCCAGTAGCAATGTTGCGGGCCGCTAACGGAAAAGCCACTTCGGGTAAATCTAGGACGGTTTCTATGCGCTCGCCCGAGGTTTCGGCCGTTACGTTGAGCTCGTTTAATACGGTTTGACTTAACAAATAGAATTGGTCGGCGCAATAAACCTCTACCGTGTCGGTGCCGCCAAGGGCAAAGTTATAGTCATAGTTGACTATGTAGCCGTTAAAAATGTATTGCGGGGCGTTAAGTGTGTCGTAACGTAGTAGGCGTACCTCGCGCATTGGGGCTAATCCGGGTAAAGCTTGAGCCGTGTCGTAAAAGGGCGAGTCGGTGTTAAACGGATTGAATACCCCGGACGCCAACGTGTCGTCGAGTGTAAAAGTCATGGTGCCAGCGCCGAACGTGTCGCCTTGGTCGCGGCGTCCACGGCGTACGTTGACGTTTAGCGCACCGTCTAAAACGCTGGCAAATTCGCCTATACCGTCCAACACGTACTCGGTATTGTTAAGCACCCCGCGCGTAGCGTCGTCAAGCGTAAACGCGTTGAGCTGGAACCCTGTCGCTATTTGTAGGTCATAATTACCCGATTGGACTACAGCAACAGCCATGTTAAGCCACGTTTAATTGCAGCGGGCCAGCGGTACGCGAATACGCCCGCAACGCGTTAACAACGCTTTGCCCTATTTCGGCGCTAGTAGACAAACCGCCAGCCACGTTAATAGTTACGCCGCTACCGCCCATGTTGCCCATTTGCGATAACGGAATTACAGCCTCGGGGCCTGCCTCGCCAATCATGGCAAGCGTTGGCCCGGTCACTATGCCGCCGTCGGCCATTTTAGGTATTGAGCTGCTAATTGTAGAAACAATACGGTTAACCCGCTCGGTTACGGTTACGTCGATGTTGACCGTGCGTTTTAACTTTGCAGCTATTTCGTCCATTTTTGCCATAAGTTTTGGCGTTAATTTGGTTAGCTCTGCTTCGAGGCCGTTAACAATAAATTGCGCTTGGTCTACGCCTGTCTTGTACCAATTGTTGGCGGCTTGTATGCCTACCTTGTCCGCTGCGCGTTGTGCGGCCTCTACAAGCGCGTTGGTTTCGTCTATAGCGGTTTGCCCGCCCTTTACAAGCTCTAGCGCTATTTCGGCGCCAGCGACGTTGCCAGCGTCCATAACGTAGCCCAATGCGTCTTGGCTTAAACCCATTTCCAAGGCTTTGCCAAGGTTGGTGGAATACTCGACAATGCCACGTACTTGCCCGCGTAGCGCGTCTAAAAAGCCTTTAAAACCGTAGTCGCCAGCCTCAAGCGCGGCGTTAAAGTCAAGGGCACCCTTTACGGCGTCGCTTACCTTGGTGGCAAAATCGTTAAATTCGCCTTGCGCGTCGGCCAACTTATCCTTAGCGGTATCTACTGCCTCAGTAAGTTTTTCTTTAAGCGCCTCGGCAAAACTTTCCACCTCTTTTTTAGCGCCGCCCACGTCTGTTTTGGTTTCTTTAAACTTTTTATTAAACTCGCCAGCAGCGTCGGCCATACGCATTTGTGCTTGGTTTGACCGGCCCATTTCTTGGTTGTATGCGCCTGTTTGTTTTTCGGCCTCAAACATGCCAGAGCCAATAGCCTGTATTGCGTTTGTAAGGGCAATGAGCGGGTTAATGTTTGACGCTACTTTTGCAAATAAATTTAGTTTGTCTATTGCCTTTTGTGCCGGGGTAGGCATATTGCTAAACGCGTCGTTAATTTTTACTAAGCCGTTAGCAAAATCGGTTGCCGCTGGCAATAGTTTTTGGCCTAGTTGTATTTGAAAGTCTTTAAACAAGGCGCTTAGGGTGCGTTGCTTGTTTGCGAGGTTGTCGGCTGTCCTAGCAAAGTCGCCTTGCGCGTCGCCTGTCTGTTTGTAGATAGCGGCCTGTGCTGCCAAAATCTTTTGTTGTGCTGTTAGCGCACCGCTGCCGTCGTAAATGCCAAGGTTCATTGCCTCGGCTTTTAAAGTGGCGTCGTTGAGCAATACACCAAAACGGCGTAGAGGCTCGGCCTCGCCACGTAAAGCCGCGCCAATGGCTTGCACGGCCTCCTCGGGGCTTGTGTTGTTAAACGAGGCTAGGTCAGTAGACAGCGTTACAAAGTCGGTGGTAAACGTGCTTAAATCCTCGCCAGCTAGTCCGGCAGCTTTACCAAAAGTGCCGAAAGCACCGGCAGCGTCAAGCACCGATTGTTTAGACTGGCCAAGCTCTCGAGCAGCCGTATTGGCAAAGTCTTTAACGCTCTTAGACGCCCGCCCAAAAATTACGTTTACCTTGCTGGTTGCCTCCTCAAAATCCGAGGCCGCTCGAATAGCCGGGGCAATAACTTGAGTAATGGTGCCAATCGCGGCGGCAGCTGGCAGCAATGCGCGCTGCAAAATAAAGCCCGCTTTTTGCGTTGTCGTCGTAAGGCTTTTAAATTCGCGTTGAGCGTCGGCAACACCCTTACCACTAAAGCTTGTTAAAATCGGTATGTTAATTGCCACGGGATACCACCAAATTACGGTTTGTCTGTGTCATAACTTTACCCACAATGCTTAGTAGCTCGGCGGTTACTGCCGGACGGTTGCTTTCCACGGCCTTGTCAATAACTCGCGGCGCGTCGCCTACCTCTTTATTTAGGTTGGCTATAAACGCGGTGTTGCGTACTCCGCTAATGCCAGCGCCCGCGTGGTCATAGATAGCGCCAGCAAA